ACAGTTTTTAACCAACCATCCCGGATAATTTATGGCGCGTGTATCAGAGTTAAAGCAGGAAGCAGAGTGGAGAAAGTGCCAGAAAGATGAGTCGTATTTCTTACGTATGTATTGGCATATCGCTCATCCTGCTCATGGTCGTATTCTCTTTGGTTTACGAGACGCACAAGAGCAAGCCTTACAACGATGGGGTGACAACCGTTACAGTCTTACCTTAAAGGCTCGGCAGATTGGGTGGACGACTCTTATAGCCGCTCACCAGTTTTGGCTCGCTTTCTTTAAGGAAGATCAGAACATTATTGATTTGTCGCGTACAGAGCGTGAAGCGGTTTTGTTGTTACGTAAAACCAAGTATGGGTTTAAGCATTTACCTGATTGGATGTTGGAGCGTGGTCCCACTCAGCAGGTTGAACACCAGCAAAGGATGGTTTTTTCTAATGGTTCACAGATTACTTCGATGCCTTCAGCATCCGACCCTGCTCGTGGTGAGTCGGCTTCGTTGGTTGTGGTTGACGAATGGGCGTTCCTTCCTAACCCTGAGGAAGCATGGGCTTCTATCGAACCCGTTGCTGATGTTGGGGGTCGGATTATCGGGTTGTCTACTGCTAATGGGTCTGGGAATTTCTTTCATCATCTTTGGAATGGTGCTGTAACTGGCAATAACCGTTTTGATGCTATGTTTTTTCCGTGGTCTGCTTCAGAGGACAGAGATGAGTCTTGGTATGAATCGAAGAAACAGTCTATGTTGCCTTGGCAACTCGCACAGGAGTATCCGACCAGTCCCGAAGAAGCATTTGTTCGTTCTGGTAACCCTGTCTTTGATCTTGATGTTTTGGATGCTATGTCTAAGCATGTTAGACGCGGTGAGACAGGTTATTTACACGAACTTCAACCGAGGGTTTTAGAGTTTAGAACATGAGTTTAACTATTTGGAGTCCTCCTGAGCGTTGGAGTGGTTACACGTTGGGTGTTGATACTGCTGAAGGTTTAGGTCACGGCGATTATTCTTGTGTTCAGGTGATTGATGCTAAAAATGGGGAGCAGGTAGCGGTTTGGCATGGGCGTATACCGCCTGACGAGTTGGCGCATGAGGTTTACAATATTGGTATTTGGTATGGGAACGCTTTGTGTTGCGTTGAGTCTAATAACCATGGTTTGACTACGATCACACAGTTGAGACAGTTGGGGTATCCTAATCTTTTTCGTAGGCGTTCGTTGAACAATGAGACTAATAAAATGTCTCAGGAGTTTGGGTGGAAAACTACGCGTACTTCTAAGCCTTTAATGATTGATGATCTTGGTATGGCATTAAAGAACGATGAGTTGGTGTTACATGACGAGTTTACGTTGCAGGAGTTGAGAACTTTCACTCGTAATGATAGGGGTACCATGTCTGGTTCTCCGCATGATGACCGTGTTATGGCGCTTGCTTTGGCTAATCAGATGCGAAAGTATGCGTTTATACCTGAGTATGTGCAAGAAGTTGATGACAGTTGGACGTTTGATTGGTGGGTTAGGCAAATCCCTAAGAACGCTCCGGTTACTGATACTATTGGTTTCAACAATGTTCGTGGGACACCTTGAGCATTTGTTTAGGACACAACTATTGAATGGAGAGTCCTTTATGAGTAACAGACAATACAATGCCTCTGGTATGGGTGCCAACCCTAACTTGAACACTAATGTTCTTGAGTTTGGTCCTCCTACTGAGACTGGTTCGCAAAAGGCTACTTTAAGAAGCGATGAAGGCGGTTCAAGGCAAGTAAGCAATGAACAGGCTGCACGCGAAACACCTTTTAACCAGCATGGTCACAAAGGAAAAGTAGAGCCTGCACATCAGCCAGCACCTCGGTAGTGGCTGTTTTACCTCCTAACGCTTCTTTTCAAGAGTTCGCAAAATACGTTGAGATCCATAAGGGTCCTAAAACTGATAAAGAACTTGAAGAATTATGGGAGTGGAGGCAGAAACTTTTAGGGGTGAAGGTTATTACTGGAGCGGCTGAACGATCAATGTTGCCTCCTGATGAGCAACATTTGACTTTGCGTGAACGCGAAAAGAAAGTTATTGCTGAAGCAGAAGCCGCTGGTATTCAAGTAGAGAGGGCATCGTCTTAATGGCGCGACAAACTAAAGCGGAACAATTCGCCAAGATACAAGATCGTATCGAGATGACACATCGTTGGCGTGTTGAAGAAGGTTATGACGCTTTGTGGCGTAGGATGATCGACCTTTATCGTGGTAAAACTTATGGTGGTGACACTTTAGGTGCGGGTTATTCAGGGAATGTCAGTTATGACCGTATCTCTGTGAACCTTGCTTTTAGCACTATTAATGTTATCGCTCCTTCTGTTGCTGTTAACCATCCTAAAATAACGGTTACAGCGAACAAAGAAGGTGACGAGGATCGCGCCGTTTTCAACGAAGCGATCATTAACTATTTGTGGAGGCATCACGATTACAGGAAACCTTTCAGGCGTGCTGTTAAAGATTTTCTTATTCTTGGTCACGCTTGGGTGAAGGTCGGATGGCGTTTCGTTGAGCAGGAACGTCCATTAACTCAAACAGAAATGGATGAGCAGATTGTTACTGCGGCTGAGGAAGTTCAGGATTTCGCTTACATGAATCCTGATATGGCTGGTGACCTGCCTTCTGATGAAGATATTGTTGCTAGTGTTCCTAGTTCCAGAATGGAAATAGTTGAGGATCAGGCTTTTGTTGAGAGGATAAGCCCTTTCGATATGTTGGTTGATCCTGAAGCGACTTGTTTAGAGGACGCTAAATGGATTGTGCAAAGAATTGTACGTCCGTTGAATGAAGTTAAGAAAGACAAAAGATTTAGACGTAGTGTTCGTCAAGGTTTAGAAGCAGATTCGGGTGTGCGTTACCGTTGGAATAATGACACGGAACGTGAACAGTACTCAGACCTTGTTGAACGTGTAAGTATTTTTGAATACTACAACATTGAAGATGGCACCATGTGTGTGCTTAGTCAAACAGGTAACGATTTTTTATTAGATCCGACACCTATGCCTTATTCATTCGGACATCCTTATGTGATGTTACGCAATTATGATGTGCCAGATACGTTTTATCCGATTGGGGATCTGTCACAAATAGAATCTTTGCAGGAAGAATTGAATAAGACACGTTCACAGATGGTGAACCATCGTAAACGCTACGCTCGGAAGTATTTATACCATGAGCGTTCTTTTGGACCCGAAGGTCGTGAGGCATTAGAATCTGACGAAGATGGACGTTTCGTACCCGTTGTGGACGAAAACCGAAACCTTGGAGATATAGTCGTTCCTCTTGCTCAAACGCCTTTGGCTCCAGAAATGTACAATCATTCCCATCTCATTGAGGCTGACATCAATACAGTGAGTGGGGTTTCAGAATATCAGCGTGGTCAAATGCCTGAAACTAGGCGTACCGCTACTGAAGCCAGCATCATTGCTGACGCTGGCAACGCTCGTGCTGCTGACAAATTAGCGACTATCGAAATTATTATTTCTAAAGTTGCTCGCATGGTTATGCAACTAATGCAACAGTACATGACTGAAGCGCAAATGATTCGTGTAACAGGGAAAGACGACCAAGAATATTTCATCGCTTACACTCGTGATGACATTATTGGCGAATACGATTTCTCTGTTCAAGGAGGTTCAACACAGCCATTAAATGAGACTGCTCGTAGACAACAAGCAATTTCGTTAATGAATGCTATGGCACCCCTTGTAGGCGTAGTCGTTGATCCAGCAGAACTTGTGAAACACGTTCTGCAATACGGGTTTGGGATCGAGGACGCAGAAAAGTTTATTATCCAACAGCAACCTATGGTCGCTGAAGGTGAAGCCGCAGCCGGTGAGGAAATAGCGGGCATGCAGCCACCAGCCGTTACAGGCGGGATGGCTCCGGGTCCGATTCCCGATCAGGTATTCGAGGCAACAGGTGGAGTACCACCTGAATTATTAGCGCAACTCCAGAACCAGATGGGGCTTGAGTTACCTAATATGTAATTTACGGGACAAAATATGTCTCATAATAGGAACAACCGAAGGGATTCCACATGGAAAACGAAACACAGGAACTAGCAGAAAGCACTCCAGACGTTTCACAAGAAGTTACTGCAACAGGAGACACATACACCGTCAAAGTTGATGGGGAAATGCAACAAGTCTCATTGGATGAACTTCAAAACGGATATCAACGTCAAGCGGATTACACCCGTAAAACGCAAGAGTTGGCATCAGAACGCGAAAGGTTGGCTCAAGGAGAGGCAATCGTCCAAGCATTAGAGTCTGACCCAAGAGGTGCAGTTTCGGCTTTAGCCGATGCCTTTGGAGTTAGCATGGGCAATCAGAACACCGATCAGGACGAACTGGTAGAGGATCTGGACCCAGAAGAAGTACGTTTGCGGCGAATTGAACAATCCATTGAAGAACAGAATCGCGCTAACAGACAGCAAAATATGCAAAAAGAAGTGGAAGAATTGTCTACTAAATTCAATACTGACATTGATGAGAAGGCACTTTACAGTCACGCTTTGAAACATAATATCGGCAACCTTGAAGCCGCTTACGCCCATATGACGTACGGCGATCTTCAAAGCAAAGCAAAAACTGCTGACATTATCGAGGAGAAACGTGCTGCAAACGTAGTTGAATCTACGGTTGGGAGTCCTTCAGCCACTCAGGAAACGAATACTAATAAGGCAATTAATTCAATTCGGGATGCTTTCGCGCTGGCGAACGAACAATTATCAAACTAGACAAATAGGAGAAAAATCAAATGGTAGCGGGTAACACCAACTTTGATGAGATACTCAGCACAACGCTGAATAACTATGTCCCTAAATTGGCTGATAACGTGTTCTCTGCTCGCCCACTGTTTTATGCGCTTACCAATGGACAAACCATTCGGCGCGTAAGTGGCGGAGCAAAGATCGTTGTTCCAATTATTTATGGGAAAAACTCAACTGCCGGTTCTTACTCAGGATCAGATACTATAGCCACGACTGCTCAGACAGGCATCACAGCCGCTGAGTTCGACTGGAAACAGTATGCTGCGACTGTAACAATAACTGGTATTGAAGAAGCAAAAAATAATGGACCAGAGCAAGTAATCGACCTTCTCGAAGGAAAGATCATGCAGACGGAAGAAACCATTATTGAAAACCTTAACACCATGCTTTTCGGCAATGGTACAGGTAACAGTGGTAAAGACATGCTTGGGCTTGCAGCCTGCGTAGGTCTTGGTAATGACGCAGGTGGTTCCTCTTTTGGTGGAATTGATGCAACAGATTCAGATAACTCTTGGTGGAGATCAAAAGTTCATAACATGGCTGGCGCTATAACACTTGCTCAAATGTCAAATACTTACAATGACGTATCGGTTGGCAACGATCAGCCTACGATCATTATGACTGGACAGTCACAGTATGAGGCATATGAAGCATTGCTTCAGCCACAACTACGTTACACAGACGCTAAGACAGCAGATGCTGGTTTCCAGAACCTTCTGTTCAAGGGCGCTCCTGTAACTTATGACGGCACACTAGCCGGTGAAGGCAAAATGTACATGCTTAACACTAAGTATCTACGTCTTGTTGCTCACACAGACACTTGGTTCCAGCCGACTCCGTTCGTGCGACCAACGAACCAAGATGCACGTTACGCACAAATATTGTGCTACGGAAACTTGACGATCAGCAACCGCGCTCGTCAAGGATACATCTACGGTATAACCCCTGCTTAAGTAAGGGTTTGCTTTTGTATCAATTGCAAGCAAAGGAGTAAGAAATGGGTAGAGAGTTCGCCCTCGCATATAGTCAAACTGCTGAACATGCCGCTTCGCGCGGCGGTTCTACGCCTAGTACTTATGCCGCCGGTCAGGTGGCTGGGGCTAGACCAGCATCGTCTTTTGCTGAGGCACCTCCCGATTCTTTAGACGGTTCTTGCTCCGCGACAACTCGTGGCGGGACTGCGTGTAAAGCGCATCCCGTCACGGGTACATCGCTTTGTATTGGACATACAAGGCAGAAAGCGGCTGTTTAATGACCTCAATGACTTTGCAACAAATGCGCGATCAGGTTCGTTCAGTTGTTGACATTGATGCAACTGATATTTCTGACACTGTTCTTGACAATATGATTGGTCAAGGTTTCGACACGATTGTTTACAGTGAAAAAAGATGGCCATTTTTTGAAACATCAACAACTTTTAACACGGTTGGTGGAACGAAAACTTACACTCTTGCTGGTATCGCAGGTTCCCCTGACACTATCACGCAAGGTGTTCGTGAAATAATGTCGTTACGTAATGACGATCATGTCCTTGAGTTTATTGGTAACGATAACGCAGATTTTATTTATCCTCTTAATGTGACTACAAGTGGTCAACCTTGGGAGTGGAGTTTCTGGAATGACACAGTTACGTTGTATCCGACTCCTGATGGTGCCGCTACTATTTATGCTCGTGTAATGCGGAACCCAACAGATTTTGGTGTTGGTTCAGCATCAGGTTCTTCACCTGATTTGCCTGCACCTTTTCATCCTATTCTTGTGACTTACGCTATTGCTAAAGCCTATTTACAGCAGGAAGATCCTGTGATGGCTCAACAATATTTAATACAATTCCAAACTGATCTCGATAATATTGGTCGTAGGTACGCTGACGTTCCAGCACCTCAACCTATGGTTGCTAACAGTCGCATAGCGACTCGTTACGCTGTGGGTACAGGCGGTTTACGTTATAGCAGTTCCGGCGGGGTTATTTGGTAAAGGTTAATGGCACGCCAATTCAAACTTGAAGTTTTAGAAGCCTTCACTGGTGGTCTTAACTTTCGTTCCGATCAGTTTAATCTCGCTGAAAACGAATCCCCTGACATGCTTAATGTCACTGTTGACCCTCGTGGTGGGATACGTCAACGTGATGGTGTTGACAGACGCAACACAACAGCATTAAGTGCTGATGTTAAAGGCATGTGGGCTTTGTACACAGATAGTGGAACTAGCCAACTGTTAGTTAATTACGGAACTACTGTCGCTCATTCTGCGTCTACTAATTTCACTACTGTTAGTGGAATAACAGCGCGAACCAGCGGTTCGCGTGTTTATGGCATGACCATGAATAACATCGCTTACGGTGTTTCTTACGATAAACCGTCTTTCAAATGGGATGGTTCTTCAGGCGCAGATTTAGGAACGACTCTTGATGGCTCTGCTGGTAATTTCCCTCAAGCGCAATACGTAGCGTTTTGGAATAATTTTGCGTGGGCGGGGTATACGTATGAGTCGAGTACCGGCTACAAGTACCGACTCAGATGGTCCAATGCGAACAATCCCGAAAAGTGGTCTGCGGCAGATTATGTGGATATTGATAAAGGGGAGCATGGTGACTATATTACAGGGCTTGTACCAGCAGGAGACAGGCTTCTAGTTTTCAAATCCAATAGTGTTTACGCTGTTTACGGTTTCGATTCTGATTCTTTTCAAGTAACAACAGCAACTAATAATGTTGGTTCAATACCAGAATCTTCCCCTGTTTCTTCAACGTTTGGAACTTTCTTTTGGCACGCAGATCAAGGAGTTTACGTTTACGATGGGCAACAATTCATATGGTTGTTTTCCAAATTGCAGCCCGCTATTGAAGATGGGCGTATAGATAACCTGACTACTAACCCCCCGCAGTTAGCGTGGGGTAACAACAAATTGTATGTTTCAGTTGACTGGACTGAAGATGGCGCTACTACTCGAAGAACTTTCATGTATGACCCGACTATGGGTGAAGGTGGTTCTTGGACTATGAGCGACATTGATGCTGGTCCCCTGTATGCGTATCGTCCACCTAATTCTTCGCCTACAGTTTACGCAGGATGCGTAGCGAATACTGGTGTTGTGGTCGATGTGGAAGATGCACAGAATCGTACAACTGACCGTTACGGGTCTACTGCGGTTTCGCATATAACGTCTTATTTCACTACTAGGTGGGTAGTTGGGCGTGATCCTATTGTTAAAAAGCGTTGGGGTCGCCCAAGAGTGGTGTTATCAGCAGAAACTACGCTTACTTTACCTGTACAAATTTACAAAGATTACGATAAGTCATCTCAAACTAATAGTTTCGATTTGTCTATTACTGGTAAAACGTCTGATTCTTTGTGGGGTACCGCTAAATGGGATGATGCTGACCCTGATTCTTCATATTTAGCGAAATGGGATGCTATTGCCCGTAATTTAACAGCAGATGTTGTTAATTTGCCCACACTTGGGACAGCACAGAGTATTAGTATGAAGGTAAACGGACCTTCCACAAATAATCATTGGGAAGTAAATGCGTTGGCTTTCACATACACGCCGAGGAGATTGCGATAAATGGCGACATTAGCAGTTACAAACGATTTTTCCGCTGGAACAACAATAGTTGCCAGCGAAATGAACACCAATTTTACGGATATAGAAAGTTTTGTTAATACAACTCCGGGTGTTTTACAGAAAGATATTGTTGACGCTAAGGGTGACCTTATTGTTGCTACTGGTTCTGATGCTGTTGCACGTTTAGCGGTTGGAACTAACACTTATGTTTTAGTTGCGGATTCTTCTGAAGCGACTGGTTTGAAATGGGCTGCTGCTACTGCTGGAACAGTTACTGCTGTTACAGGCACGGCTCCTATTGTTTCTACAGGGGGCGCTACTCCTGCTATTTCTGTAACTACTAACAACGATCAACTACTTCTGAATAATCAAATTTTCAGTTAAATAAAGGAAAGGTAATATGGCGACATATTCAAAAGTAAAACTGTCAGGCAGTGATGATGGCAGGA